ATGCCCCGTCTTCGCGCCAACAATTTCATATTCTTCTGTTTGAAACTCCTTAAACTTGAGAAGGTAGTTGCTTCTCTTCCCAATCTCGTAGGTGCTCGTGGCCTCTCTAATCATGATACCTTCGTGTCCCTGGTCAACAAATTGTCGGTGATACTTGGACACCTGGGACTTTTTTGGAACAAGGAGAGTATCCACAACCACTGGGGTCTTGTCCTTTAAGATCTTCTGCCTTTCCGCGAATGGAAGGTCTGGGCGATTGATGTCAAAATAGTCAAAGCCGTGGAACTCCAAGCTTTTGGGATCCATTTTGAAGGCACTCGTGAGATCCTCAAAAGTCATACCAGGTGCGTAGCACTCCCCATCTAACCATTCCCCTTCTTTCAACTTCCTCGCCAAATGTTCGACCCCTTTGACAATTTTACCAGTTCTTGAGAAACACCCAGACTTGGAAACAAGAAGACGCACACCATCCAATTTGGGTTGAACATAAAAAGGTTCGGAGATGTACTTTTCTCGGTCTTCCCACTTATTGGCCAACATTGGAAGGATTTGGGTCACTTTTGTGTTTTCATTGTTCCACATGGTCTGGGCGCGACCCAAAGCTTTTTCGTAGCCAGTCTTCACATTGGTTCTCGATTCAATGGCTTTATCACTCCCAACCATTCCAGTTTTCTTGACAATGTCTGCCGTGCCATTGCCGAGGTCCTCCACGCTGATGTCAACAAAACGCTCACGCCCAATCTTGTCTTTACGGATAATTCGTTCCATTGTAGTTTTATTTAATTTCTCAACTTTAAATAGATGTCTTCACTGCCAGTTGTAAATTATGGTAGAATGGAACGACTTAGGCCCCCAGAACGCACGAGTGTACCTATGAATGCAAATACATTTGCGATCGCTTTTATTGTATTATGTGTACTTGGTCTTTACAAACGCTATATTACTATTAGTCAATCGCGTGAGCAATCTTATACTTTAGACACTTTGATGCCGACAAAAAGAGGTCTTTCTTCATCAATTTCTTAAACTTCTTCTCAGGGATCTCGGTTTTGTCCATATACATCTTCTTGAGAGCTCCCATAAACTTGTCACAACTTTTCATCTCATTCTTGAGATCTTGGTACTTACCCCAGAAGTCGGTACTCAATTGGTGAATCAAAAGGTATGCATTTTCGCCCATGCGTCGTTCTGATCCACCCAAGAACATGAAAGTAGCCGCCGAGCAGCACGCGCCCTGAGCGATGGTCACAACCTTAACACGGGACTTTTCGAGGACATTCTTGAGAGTGAAGCCCGAAAACATATCCCCACCTTCACTCATTATGTGAATGCGAATCTCTGGTTCATAGCCAATAAGATCCGCCTTTTGTTTGAGAAGGTGAGTTTCCAACTTTCGGAAGCTCTCAACAAACTCAAGGGTATTTTCTGGTGTGATTTCACCATAGAAGTGGATTTCGTTACCAATGGTCTTTGTGACTTCTGGTTCTTCTTCCTCAAGGACTTTGGCACCCTTACCTTCCAACCCAGCTGTCAAAATGTTTTCAAAGATCTTCTCCACTTCTTTCTGCGATGGCATTTTTCAATGCTTTCTTTACTCTCGTAACGTCTCTCTGTTTTAACTTACTTCCAACTGCGAGATGATTCATGACATCAAAGTCCTGTGGAGTTAAACCATATTCTAACATTGGTTCTATATCCCCATTTTCAGCATATTTCTTAAGTAGACAGAGGTCTTCTATTCCCAGATGTTTACCGCAACGCCTTTGTATGTCCCTAAACTTTTGAACCCGCATTCTATAATTACCATATTTTGTCCAACAACTCCCAGGTCTGATCTTATCTCTCACGAGTGGAGTACCAAGTGACAACTTTGGTATTACAAGGGCATTCAATACAAAATATGGCATGAGGTGCCAATCACCTGTTGAGTACATTTGGTCATCGTAGATATCTGCATCTGAAAACGCATGTGACGCCCTCATGTAGTTAATACCCTTTGAATCCAAGTAATTTTCCTGAAATATATCCCATACATGTCCATGTTCATGAACTTTATCTGGAATCTTTGTAAAGTTTGGATCTGTGAGAACGTCTGCTATAAACTCTTTTGGTGTTTTGAATACATCTTTCTGGTCGTAATCATCGAGGTATGAAAAAAAGTCTCGAATATTACCATTACATCTGACCGCCGCATCTTCAGCTCTCTTTGAACGATCTTCTGTGAGTGTCAGAATCTTATCTGGTTTGTGCCTCGGAACGAATATAGTCTCAAAGTTTGGAAACATACACATAGCCACAGATGTGACTACAAGAGATCCGCGTGTGAGTCTTTCACCATCAGATACGCGTTCCACGAGACTTTTAAACTCTGGTCCATAGTCCTCAATGAACGCATGCTTCGCAGCACCTTTTATGAAAGTCAGGAAAGGGGATTTACTCTTGAGATGTTCTTGTTGAATCTCAACACTATTTGATTCATTGAAAACTGCTTGTAGTATGTAACTCTTTCCGACACCTGAAGAGCCGCACACGAAGACATTCTTTCGCTCACGAATGTACTTCTTTAATAGATCAATATGTTTTGTATGAATCGTGTCAACAGGGGGCTCTTTTTTTTGCTCGACTAATTTAATGAAGGAATCCATTGATGATCTTACTAATCAAGCTATAGATTTGGTGCTTGAAAATGACGCACTACAAGAACGTATCGTAAAACCTTTAAGAAGGAAAATTTTACCATATGCAGTGTGTGCGGGTTTAACTAATATGATCATGCTTATTCTGTTGGTGTACCTTGCTCGACGTCTGTCGGTTCTTCAGAAACCACCGATTTGAGTTCTTCTTCTTCCTCACTCATCTCCTCGAGAATCTTTGTTTTTGCGTCGTATTCTTCTTTTCCCTTCACGAGATCTCCGATTCTTGAAAATGGTCCACCTTTTGTTGTTTCAGAGATGACACTCGAACCACCCGATCTAAGGTTTGTGAAACCAGGCAACTTCAACTTAGGGATTGCCCGAACATCAAGGATTTCTGGCTTTGTGAATACATTGTCAAGTGGATACTCCTTTTCAAACTCTGCGAGGATACTCGCCGGTACAGATGGCGATTGTTCAATCAAGCGATCGTATTCATTCTTACACCTGGTAACATACTCTAAACCATCAATGCTACGCTCTTCGCGTGCGAGACCTAATTCTAACCTAATATTTCTTGACAAGAGACCAAATGAAAGTGCTGCTGCCTTATGATTTTCCATTAACTCGTTGATCTTCAAGAATTGCATAATTGTCGCAATGAGACCAGCAATAAGGTTGAGACCACCGATCACAGATGGCACCATGCCACGGAGATTTTCTGGAAACTGTTCTTGGGCAAAGTTCGCTGTACCTGTAATTGTTGAAAGCACAATAACAGGGAGAGTAAAACGCATACTCAAACCCTTGTACATGATAAATGCCCTGTGATGCATGTAACGGTAACAGCCAGATGCTTCACCCCATTGACGCAGTATGGATTCATGTTGTTCGTTCCAACTATCCCGGCGATGCTCAAGTTCTTTCTGCTTGATCATTTGATCGTCAAAATTTTCTTGATTCATTTTATAATAGATGAATATAATATTTTGGATTCATCTTGTTTTTCTCATTGGTATTCTCGTGGTTCCTTTCACAAATGATCGTCGTAACCTAGAGTTCTACTCCATACTCATTCCATTTTTGTTCTATCACTGGTCGGTAAACGATGACACCTGTGCTTTAACGCAGGCTGAGATGTATGTGACTGGTCAGCAGAAGGAAGAGACTTTTATGCACAGAGTAGTCTCCCCAATCTACAAAATGGAGGATAATGACATAAATAACCTCACAAAAACGGTATTTTTCTTTTTGTGGGCTCTTGTTCAGTATCGTCTCGGACGCTTTGATATGTTTATTGACGACCTAAGAGACCTGATGTCTGGCAAAGTTCCAAAGTAAAGATGACCAACTGGCGCGAAGATGAACTTGCCCGTCTTCGGAAAGAGTACAACTTCTACAAGGGTACAGAAATCAAAGATAAAATTACTGGTGGTCTAAGATCAAAAACTTTGAAAATGATCATAGACTATCACGAACGCATGCTCGGTATAAAGTTTTGGGACGATGATATCACAAAAGAAAATGGATATCAAAGAACAAATTGTAGCGTTGGAGCAGGCAAAGGAGTTTCACCATGAAAAGTACATCAGTAATCTTCAAATAATTGATGACAAAATTGAGAGGATTGAAAAACAGTTGGAGCGAACAAGATCACCAGTGAAGAGGGATCTTCTCAAACGTTCGTTAGATTGGTATGAAGAGGAAACACTAAAGATGGATGAAGCTATTGAGACTATCACGGCTAAAATTGATTCCGAAATTGAAAGACTCAAGACGGTCGAAGAAAAGAAGAAAACCTTTGAGTACAACATTGAAAAAATTAGAGAATATGCGCGAGTCCGAAATGATAACGCATTAGAGTTCGTTGCGAACGCCCTAGAAATTCTTAAAGCCGAGAAGGTTCAAACCTAAACTTATCAAAGATGTGGACAGATACTCTAAAATTGTAATAGACAATCATACAAAGTGCGTCTGCTATATCATGTTTCCTTTCATATGGTATTTCCTCATGAATATATTTGCTCGCGATAGATACCGTTCTCTCTTTACGCTCATCGTATGAGAGATGCCTCATACCAAAATGTGTATGCATGCTCACAGGTGAAACCAAAACAACTTTATCTTTGAACATGTAATGTAAAAGTACCTCGATATTTGTGAAGCCTCCGGGTGGTTGTCTCTCTATAAGGATTGTATCAGCCGAATCAAATATGTACCTGTGTGCGTCTACAAATAAAGGAACGAGGTCAACAATGTCATTTGAATAGATGTATTTATAGTCTTCCAAACTTACTTTCTTAAAGAATTCTACATCAAGATCTGGAGCCTTTCCACACTCAGCAAGAACGAGACCCATATTATGGTAACCAATATCTATGGCGAGTACCTTCATATCTTTATGTAAATAATATTCCTTAACTATAATAAATGAAGATTAAGAACAAGGCCAGAAATCAAATCCTGATGTCAGCCGTTGTTGTGCTTGCTCTCGTTTTGGGTTACATGTGGTTCAACCCAAAAGTGGTTGAAGTTCCGGTAGAAGTGCCAGTGATGCCAGTGCCACCACGCATTGAGATTGAGCAGCGCCGCCCACAGCGTGAACCAGAATTCAGAAATGCACCAATTAAGCAGTATAAACCTGGCTTTATGCAACAAATGGGTATTATTACAGGCAATGGAGAGACCCTCCCACTCTATGGCAAGGAGGTGCGGGGGCGCCGCGATCGTTACCACTACTACACGACAACTGGGGGTGAAAACCTTTATGCTGTACCAGTGAGTCACAATGCAAGAGATTGTATGGAGGATATTGGATGTGAAGAACTGTATGGGAATGAAACAGTTTCAGTAACTGGTAAAACTGGTTCATACGCGGTGAATTTGTACAGAACAGATGACTTTTTCTAAGCTGAAAGTTTCTTGACACGTTTTATCGTATCATTTACAAGGCTACTTGTGGCTGAACTACTACAGCAGCACCAGACAAGCATAATCGCCAAAATAGGTGGTGTTTTGATTGGACTTTTTGAAGCTCCATATGCTATCATGAAAGAGCAACAGAGCCATGAGAGCAAACTTGACAACATAGTCATGGAGAGGGGCTCATCTTCGGCTGCCTTTTTTATACCAAATATTGCGAGAAGAGGATATATCAAAAAGATCATTTAGTATACACTAACAAAAATTATTTCGCAATCTCATAATCATATCAATCTCCCTTCCCTGAAGTCCTGGATTTCTTGAGAGTTTCGCCTTGAGTCTCAAGAGTTCCAAAACTGTCTCATCGTCGAGAGTTTTGAAAAAGTCTCTAAATTCTTCCCAGTCCCTTAACCCCTTCGCCTCTTTTTGAGCCTGGACATATGGCCATGTGTGCCTTCGGAGAGTAGCCAGCTCTTCTTCAAGTTGTCTAATGCGAGGGAGAAGTACCTGTGTTATGAGTGCCCTCGTTTCCATTCATTTAAAAATGTGGCACATCTTTAAGATATGCTCCGCTATGCCGCTCTAAACCACGAATTACCAAAAGTTATTGGGAATGTGTACAGATCTGGATCCAAAGTTATTTTAGACTACGCCAGGGAAAACTGTGACCCCCTGGATGCACAGCATGTCAGCGAAGTTAATATGAAAATGATGACAACTGTGCCAGGTTCAATGTTTGCCCTAAAAATGACATCATTTGGCTCAAGAAGCTCACCGCATTTGGCAGTGGCTCACATGAAAAAACTCATCCAACACGGAATCAATAATAGTTGTCAGATTTGTATTGACGCCGAAGATGTATTGTATCCCAAAGAAACATATGACATGATGTTAGAATTCAATAAGTATCAACCCCATGTTTTCAAAACATATCAGATGTATCGGATTACCGCACTCAAAGAACTTGAATTGGATCTTCGCGCCGCGGAAAATAATGGAATACAACTTGGTGTCAAATTGGTGCGTGGTGCGTATTTGGGAAGGCAGGATGGTCTCTTCTCCAGCAAAGCAGCTGTAGACAAATCATTCAGAGATGGTCTCAATATGTCTCTCGGTGCGGGTGACAATGTACACACCCTCTTGGCGACGCATAATTCAGAAGATATTAAACATGCGCGTACCTGTCCCCATAAGAGATACAAAGTTGCCCAACTTTTAGGTATGGGTGAGGACTTTCCAGATTATCGGTATGTACCATTTGGATCCTTAAGTGAGCTCACGCCCTACTTATTCAGAAGATTTGTGGAAAGACTTAAATGGTCTTAAAAATATCTTCCGATAGATATTTAATGGTGAGGACACTCAAGAGGTTTGGGTACTGGTCTCCACCACCGTCCAACCCTACACACCGCAGATACAACATCGCCGCAGCTTCCCGAAGTGAAGAAATCCACTATGAAATGAAGAAGGCGGAAATTACACGCGTCGCTCTTCAACACATGTATGAAGCACCCTCATTGAGGGAACAAAAACAAATCACCACGAGACAGATGCGTCTCAAAATGATCCTACACGAAGCTCTTGATCTTGCGCATTCAATTTGCGAACATCAAGATGCTCAAGAGTGTCTCTGGGCATGGGAAATGGTTGATGAAATTGATGACGCCGCCTCGAGGGCAGGTGTCC